CGTCCGGAAGATCGCGCCGATCCGGGCGGCATTGATCCATAATCCCCGTTATGCGAACGCCCCTCGACATCCCCACGCACCTGGTTAAAGACGCCACCCTCTACGCGCCTTCCCGCGATCCTCTCGACGCGGTTTGCCACGTTCTGCAGGACTACCCTAGGCTTGTGTCCGAAGTGCGTGAACTGCGCCGCCGCGTGGCCGATATCGACAACGAAAGCGCAGAGCTCGACCAGCTGGTTGCCAAGCTGCAGAATGTCGCTCGGCAGATCCTCGATATCTGATCTCTTCCAGGAACAACCATGGCCAACCGAACAGTCAGTCGCTTCGTCAATACACCCGGCACGCCTGCGCCTGTTGTCATCGCTCTGAATGTCATTACCGGCCTGGCCATCCTCGGCATCATCGTCGCCGCCGTCTTCGGATAGCGCCTGGCCCTCAGCCTGACCACTCCACACTGATCACTCGCTTCTTCTTGAGTTGGCACGCTGTTTCAGGCCGCGAGTAGATCCACTCGCACATTTGCGATCGGCCCGAAGGGGCGAGGGGCGAAGCCCTGCTTTTAGTCTGCGGCGGGCGATTCTTTGCAGCTGATTCCTGGCCCCGACCATCCGCCCTGGTGGTTGGGTATCGACGTCTTCGACGCTTCCATTGCAGCCGTCAGCATCAGCTTCCCGGCTTCCAGGCACTGCACCCGCGTTTCGTATTGAGCGACCTCTATCTCTTGTCCTGGGGCCAGGACCGAGGTCATTGCTAGAATCCACATCTTCGGCATCCGTGCTGCGGCGGCGGGGAGGGTGAGTCCACCTACTCTAATGGTGGACTCTTGTGCAATGACTGCACTTTTGACTACTTCTTGACCGCCCTCGGAATCTCTAGTGAGAGCATGCCGTTTTCGCCTAATTCGACGTAACTGATTGATTCGCTTAACAAAAAATGTGCTAACTCGCTATCCCTGATCGGCTGGCGACCCTGCCTAACAAGCAACTTGTTGATTTCTATACATTTTTTGCGCAAAAGCTCTTGCTCGTCATTGGTCAATCGCAGAGTTGCTGGCATCGAGCCACTACCTATCATCGGGAAACCTCCAAAAGTGTACGTGCATGCATGTGACTTGTGTTGACGTATGCTTGTTCACGCGTATACATTCCGCTCCATTGTGATTTGCATGCATGCATGCAACAGAAGCGGAATCTGTGAATGCTCGACAAAATCCACATGTTCATCCCGTTCAGGGTCGAAGCGATCACCGTCCACGGTGACGACGCAGGGCACCACTCCCTGTCGGTCGATCTCGAAAGCCTGGGCATTCCGCTTCGCGCTACCAGCGTGCTTGCAGACGGGAAGGGTGGATACATCGTCGAAGACCTTTCTCACGCCTGGGAGTCGCTGCCCACGTCGTTTACGCCTATGGCGGTCAAGGTGTTTCACCAGTCGCTAGGGAAGCGGATGAATCCCGGCGTTGAGCTGAAAGCCAGCCCGGCGAAGCTGCTCCAGGGGCACAACGTGTTCGGCCCGACCTCGATCCGCATGGGCGGCGAGGTGATGCTCAAGTGGCTGGCCGGCTCGTACCCCGAACTGTTCGCTCAACTCGATTGGCAGAGCGCCCAGGTCTACAACATCGACTGCACTTTCTCGGCCCGCCTGCCTGACGAGCGCACCGCGCTCCAACTGATCCAAGCGCTGCGCGGTGTCAGCAACGGCCAAACCCGCAACCGTGGCGACGACTACCAAACAACAGCGTATTGGGGCAGCAAGGAAACCCGGCTCCGCAAGCTGAAGGCCTATCTCAAAGGCCCCGAATTTCGCGGCGAAATCGACAAGGCCGTCAAGGCGGCGAGGGGAGGCAACCTTTCAGCCCGTCGCACCCTGGCGGTGCTGCAAAACCCCGACTTGCTCGCCTGGGCGGACAACCTGATCCGCCTCGAAGCGACCGTCATGCACCGCTGGCTAGACCGGCGAAACATCCCCTCCAAGTTGTGGGCGCTCTGCGACTACCAGGAACACCTAGCCACCCAGGGAATTTGTTTTATCCAGTGGTGCTGGGAGCAAGTAACGAAAGAACTGTTTGCGGCCTTTGAAGGTATCTCCATGCGAGTAATTAATGATGAAAAAGTGCTGGCCGCACTTAAAGAGAAGTTCGCCAAGCCCGGTGGCCGGTGGACTAAGGCCAAAACTTGCAAGTCCACTGGTGTGCAAATACCGCCCGTATTTGTTGCCGGTCCCGTCAATGAAAGTGTCGCCCTTAACCTGTTTCGTACCTATCGCAGCATCAAGGATTACGGATGGCAGGAAACAATGGACTCAATGTCCCGTCGCACTTTCTACGATCACGTAGGCAAGATTTGCGAATGCGGTCTAAGTAAAGCGGCCCTCCAGAAGTTGAAGCAGGACGACCATAAAAACAACGTGGTGCCTATCCTGCGCTTCCTGCAAGTCGATTTCAGCGCCCAGCGTCCGAGCTGGTACCAAGAACCAAGCGTGGAGGCTGCCTGATGAAAGCGCCGCTCCGTTTCATGTTCGGTTGGGTGCTCTACGTCGCGCTGTTCGCCATGCTAAACCCGGTCATCAATGCCATTTGGCAGGCCGTGTTGTTCCAAGACCCCATCGTCCCGATCGTTACGGCCTTCGTCGGCGTGATGATCCTCATAGCGCTCTATCTGTGGCCTCTGAGCCGCTTTATCAGCTGGTGCGATCAACCCAGGGCAGCCGCCCCAAATACTCCCCATGAGGTGAAATAACATGCTTCTTCTGACCGGTCTCTGCCATGGCTACAAAGTTAACAAGCGCATTGTTGGCCAAAACGAGTTCGTCGATCACCTGATTCTGCTGGAAGTCCAGGACCTGAATCAGTACGGCATCGCCGAAACCAAAACCGCAAGTATCAAGCTGGCCAAGGCTGATATCGAAAACGGTGTCCAGCATCAATACGACGCTCTGAAAGGCAAGTCTGTAAGTGTGCCCGTCCGCGTCGGCCCCTGGGCATCCAAGGCCGGTAATGCCGGTTTCGACTACTGGATTTCCGGCGACCGTAAGCCAGTCAACATGCAAATCCGTCAGCAAGTAGCGGCGGCTAGCTAACCATGTCCTCCGTCGAGTGCGAGGAATGCGGCGAAGTTATCGACCGTGAAGACGACGAATACGAGTTGTTTGATCATGACCTCGGACTTTGCGCGTTCTGCAACTCCGAGGCGGAGGATTAACAAATGCCCGAATCATTAATGGTCGTGACTCTTGGCGAATTAGTCAAAGTTGGGACTTCTGGTTTTCTGTGCACCCTCGTAGCTTGGTTCGCAGGAATTAAACTGTCGATTGCTCTTTCGGCAATTCGGCGTTTCTAGCTGCATAAGCAGCAAACAACTGTAGGAGTTACAAAGATGGAAGAAGTTCTCGCCTCGATCACTGGCGGTCAAATCGCTGCTGCTGTAACCGCGCTGATGATCGTTGTTGTCGGTATCGCCATGGCCTTCCAGGGTGGCACCGTCGGCAAGCGCGTCGTCAAGAAGATCTAACGCCACTTGTGGCCAAGTAAGGGTAGGGGTCAGAAATGGCCCCTAAACTTTTTATGGAAACGTCAATTGCAATAACATCCTCCGATATCGCCTTCTTCGTATATTCGGTGGTGTTTCTCGCCGGAGTAATAATCGGATGGGCATTCGTAATCGGTACACAACAGCGGTTCTAATCGCCTGCCTCTTTAGCGCCTCATTCGCAGGCGCTGCCACCCGCAAAAACGTAGATAATATGCCTCGCCGATCCGATGTCATTAATGGCGGCGGTTCCGGCTTCCAGACGCCAAATGGCGAGCATGCTTTTTACGGTCGCGACCACGTTGATACGCACACTGCGGGCAATAGATTCAATGCTGGTGACAATCCCGGCGGCTCTGATCGCCGTCAAAAGATAACTGTTAAGCCCAGGGTTAACTTGAATCCAAAGACTGTTGCCGGTGCTGCTGGCAACTTCTTTAAGAGCTTGCCTAAAGGCGGTGCTGCCGGTCTTGCTGCTGGTGGTGCAATGCAGGCAATGCTAGACGCCATTGATGCCGTTATGGACCCTGCTAACAATACAATTCAGGTTCCATCTTTTTCAGAACCGTCCACAAAGCCAGGCGATTATTACTGGCATGTCGATAACTTCCAATCTCCAAGCCCTAAGAAGGCTTGCGAGAATTACTATGCAGACAAGTCATCTACCTGGACTTATCCGATTCACTCTGTCGAGGTGGTGTTTGCCAGTGAGTCACAGGGATTCTGTCAGGGTATTTCCTACGGAACCCAGTACTCTGACGCTGTTTGGCGTCAAGGTACTGGCTGTTCCGGGACATATAACTCTTCCACTGGTGAATGCCTTGTTTCCTCCGGTTATCGTGATGTAACCCAGTCTGATTTCGATTCTATGGAAAAATGGGCTGCTGATCAGAATTCAGATTTCATACGCGACCTTTTGAAAGAGAACTGCGCAGGCTCTCCAAGCCCTTTGGCATGTATCGACGAACTTAGCGAGTGGGGCGACATGCTCGGCCCATCTTCTGCTGTTGGGCCTAAGGAAACTACTACGACCACTACAAAGAACCCTGACGGCACTGTCTCCACCACGTCAACCAGCACGCAGAACACATATAACTACAGCTTCGGGCCGACCTATTACAATTACAGCACGACCACCAAAAAGACAGTAACCAACGCTGATGGCAGTGTTTCAGAGTCTGAGGCCAGTGACGGTGGTCTATCTCCAGGCAATGAAAAGCCAGAGAATGAAGAGCCGAGTTATTCGTTCGAGGATTCGGAGTTCCCTAAGGTCGATCCGTTCTATGAGCAGAAATACCCAGATGGCTTAGAAGGCGTTTGGAACGACATAAAGGCAAAGATTGACAGCTCTGCATTCATTCAGTTTCTTCAAGGGTTCATTCCAAACTTCTCTGGAAGTTGCCCTAGCTTCAGCCTCAACCTGAATATTGGGCCGTTTGATCTCGGCGTTCAGAATCTTCCTAGTGTGTGTTATGCCTTGGACTTCGTTAAGGTCATCTTGCTATTCACCGCCGTTATGACATTCCGCGCACTGGTATTCGGGGGTTAACATGGCCGGCATATTCCAGTTCTTCACCACCATACTTGCCAAGATCGTCAACTTCGCCAAGTGGCTTCTCGCTGTATTCAAGCAAGTCTTTGTTGATTGCTGGAATATATTTACCGACTTGTTTTGCTGGGGATTTGAATCCGTTCTTGGCATTGCGGTCGGCGCTCTAAACATGATTGCCATCCCATTCAACCCGCAAACCTACTTTGCACTGATACCGCCAGATGTAGCGAACGTTATGGGCTACATTGGTGTTCCCCAGGGCGCTGCGATAGTTGTTTCGGGCTTAATTATCCGCTTCACGCTTCAAACCATTCCGTTCGTTCGCTGGGGTTCCTGATGATTAACTTGATGCTGGGCGCCCCTGGTGGCGGTAAGTCGTATGAGTCTGTTGTTTATCATGTGCTGCCAGCGCTCAATCGCGGGCGCAAGATTATTACCAACTTGCCCCTCAATCTCGATGCCCTGGAAGCGTTCTGCCCTGGCACACGCCACTTGGTTGAGATCAGAACCGAGAAGTTCGACGGCGGGCTTATTCGCCCCTTTTCGCGTGTCGAGCACTTCGGCGACGACTGGCGGCATGAGACTGAGGGCAATGTTGGCCCTCTCTATCTGATCGACGAATGTCATTTGGCATTGCCACTTCGCGGAACTGATATAGCCATTGAAGAATGGTTTTCCCTTCACCGGCACGAAGGGGCCGATGTTCTGTTGATCACGCAAAGTTACGGCAAAATCAATAAGGCCATCCGCGACCTGGTGCAGATGGTTTACCTCTGCCGCAAAGCAACCATGCTCGGCTCGAACAGTCACTACATTCGCAAGGTTAAAGATGGTTTGCGTGGTGCTGAGGTCAACTCGGCTATTCGCAAGTACGAGAAGCGCTATTTTCCGTTGTATCGGAGCCACACGAAGTCCAGCTCGGCAGTTGAGGAATTCGAGGCTAGTGACGTGCGTTCCATCTGGTCAGGCTGGCACTTTCGTGGTGCCGTCCTTTGCCTTCTCGTTGGCCCGCTTTGGCTGTTCTGGCTCTATTCCGGCGACAGCGAAGCCAAGGTCGCAAAGCAGCCTGAGAACGTCAGCACAACGGTCACCGTCGAGCACGTTGACGGCACGGTCGAGACGACCACTACGGGGCCAGATCTGCACGCTGATGTTCCGGCAGAGGAATCCCATGAGCAAGGGCAGGGGAGTGAGCCCCCGCCGCCCCCAAGCCATCCATTCTCTGGCTATACGTTCTTCCTGAGCGCCCAGATGTACACCAAGCGAGAATCTGGCGAGTATCACAAGGGTTACGTCGCTCTCGCGCAAAACGGCGTTGTAGTCCGTCAGATCCCTTTCGACGACTTGCGAGAAGCCGGCTACGTGATCACCTATCGGTCGCCGTCCGTTATCAGCGTGACATTCGACGGCAAAGACCTGGGCTATGTCGTATCCGCGCTACCTCAGATCTCGATGACGCCAGCCAACCAGATAGGGAAAACCGGCGGTTAAACGGGAGGGCTCCCGCTTGCGGGAGGGACCCGTTTAAACGTCCGCGTTTGACCCGCTCGGCAGTGTCTGTCACCTCCGGGCTCCACAGTGCACGCAACCACGACACCACGGCTCTAGGCCCCGCGTATCAAGCACCCTGATAACATCGCCGAAACGATAAGGGGGCTTATGCATGGGCATGCAAGATAGGGATTGGTATCGGAACGAACGGCGTAAGCAACGACAGCAACACCAGGCTACTCAACATCAACCCGAACCCTCGACTTCATCAGCAAGCCCGCCAGGATTCACCAGCGCAGCAGCTATAGGCTCGCTACTCGCCGCGCTTATCGTCGTCCTGATCGGCTTTGCATTCATCTGAGAACTGACCATGCCTGACTTCATCAAGCTGACAGCGCCTGACGGCGTCGTGATCGAAGCGCCGGTCGATGGTTGGCGTACCTGCGACTGCGGTGTGCTGGGCTTGGCTGACGGCTCGAACTGGTGCGATGACTGCAAGGAACGCTTTGAGCGCTCATGGGATGAATGCTTTGATTCTGCGGGTCGTCCGCCTCAGGCTGATTCCTAGGCTTCGCATAATGAACAGGGATTCATGGTTAATGCCGTCCGGAAGATCGCGCCGATCCGGGCGGCATTGATCCATAATCCCCGTTATGCGAACGCCCCTCGACATCCCCACGCAC